CTTACTTGTATAGTTATAGAGGTTACCCAGTTGTTAAGACAAGTACTGGATATTACAAACCTTTAAAGTTTAAATATAGTGCATCTCTTAGTTCTCCTGAAGAGGTTGAGATATTTATAGATAAGTATATTAATGAGTCTAAGAAAGTCACTGAGTCCTATGAGTGGGACAGTGATTGGGAAGAAGCCTTCCCAGGTAGTTCTACTAAAATTAAAGGATATGCAGATAATAGTAAAGACTTAAGTTCTCAGATAGTCGGTGATATTTATCCTCCTGATGATGTATTCCCAGCTTATGCTGCTGAGATCTGGGATAACAGTATTGCGGATCAGGTAGAAGTGAAGGAAGGATTCGAGACTGAAGAAGATGCTAAGAAGTGGGTAGAAGACTGGTTTAAGGAGAATGAGTCCAGTAAAATTGTGAAAGAGTCACTTACAGAGTCTTCTTGGAGAGATACTGATATCCATATCGATGATCTTAAAAGATTCCGTGATACTCTTAACGATCTCATTGAAGAGATGGAGAATAATGGCCAGAAGTTTATTCATACTCAACCTAATACTTATGGGTTAAATGACTATATTGGAACTCGTTTAGGATATATCGATCTTGAAGATATTTATTCTCATCTTTATGATAATGATCTTGACGAGTCACTTAAACTTTCATTGAAAGAAGACGTAGAAGAAACTCTTCCTGGACCTGATGAAGAGAATATCAATCTTGCTGATATGATCACTACAGGTGTTAAAGATGAGTATGATACAATTGCTCTCTATAACAATATTGCAATGGTTGCTCGTCAGGAAGGTAGAACTGACATAGCTGACTTGATTGACAATATCAACACTGAAGAGAATAATCACGTAGGAATGCTTCAGTCAGCTCTTAAGACTCTTTCTAAGAATGCAGATGCAATTGAGTCTGGTGACGAGGAAGCTAAGGAATATCTTGGTGAATCATTTAAATTAGAATTAAAGGAGAGTAATAGTAACTTGAAATTAGAATTGAAAGAAGGACATACTTCAGATTATGGAAATGTTCTTAGGAAAGCAGGTTCATATCTTAAAGGTGGTACTAAAGAAGCTGCTGAAAAAGGAGAAAAGATTGGTAACTTCTCGGTCTTCCGATTTGGTCCTAATGGTGGATGGGTAGTTGCCCATCGTAGATTACCTGATGGGGAATGGGTTGAAGATGATGTCTTCACTAGTGAGAAGAAAGCTAAGAAATATGCAACTAAGCATAGTAAATAAAGAAGGTGTTATTAAATGTCTAGACAAGTTTTAATAGAACAGAGATGTGGAACTGGTTCATTACAGTTAAACGAATCTGCTTCTAAACAAATGCGTCCAGGATGTTTAGGAACGATTTCAGGTCCATGTGCTGATTATAAGAATGTAACTAGAAATGGTACATTCTATAGTCGTAAGTTATGGGAGAATGTCTTTAATAATGAATTAGTAAAAGAAGCTTTAGAAGATCGAGTTCTCATAGGAGAATTAGATCATCCTCAAGATCGATTAGAAACTAAAGCTGCTAATGCATGTATCGTTATGACTGATTATGCTTTTGATGATGAGAATCAAGTTGTTAATGGTACCTTCGATATTCTCGATACTGGTCCAGGAAGAATTCTTAAATCATTACTTGACTATGGTTGTCATATAGGAGTATCATCAAGAGGTGAAGGTGATATTACTACGACTGATGGAAAAGATGTTGTTGATGAAGATACCTATTATTTTGTAGGTTTTGATGCAGTAGCTCTTCCATCTGTTAAGAAGGCTAAACCTACTCTTGTTGAATCTGTACAACATAAGTCTCTTAAAGAATCTCTTTCAGAAGAGATTAAGAATGCTAAAGATACATCTCAGTTAGAAATAATTAAGAATGTATTGAATTCTACTAAATTGCCAGATATTGATTCTTTATTAGAGTCAATTGATATAAAGTCTAAGGAGCTTAAAGAAGGAAGTACCACTAGTACTGATAATAAAGTTCTCTTAGAAGATCTGGAGAAAGCTAATCTCCGTGTTAAAGAATTGGAATCTAAGATTGATGAAGCTCATAGAGAAGCTACCACTTGTAGGTCATCTGTTAGAAGAATTTTAGAATCTAAGAAACAGTTATTTAACAAGTTGAAAAGCTTAGAGAGATCTGAAGAAGATCTAAGAAAAGACTACTCTGAATTGGTCTTTGAATCTAATATCTCTAAGAAGAAGATTGCTTCTCTCGAGGAGTCTCTTAGTAAGAAAGAATCACGAATTAAGGAACTGATTTCTGAAGTAAGAACTACTGGTTCTTCTAATTTAAAGATCAGTGGACAAGTTCGAACTCTTTCAGAATCAGTAAGACATTCAGATCAGTTACTCAAAGATAGTAATAGAAAACTATCTGAAGCTACTAAACTTATCGGATCTCAAAAAGATAAGATGAAGGCTCTTAATGAATCTAATAAAAGTCTTCAGAGTAAGATTGCTAAGTCTCAAGAAGACTATTCATCTCTCCTTGAAGCTTATGCTAAAGTACAAGCACAGTTAAATAACATTGACTTTAAAGTACTTAAAGAATCTTTAAAGCCTACATCTACTCTTAAAGAGGTAGATATCCTAGTAGAAGGGATTATTGATCAGAAAGATCGTTATTCTTCCTTAAAGATTGCTAGAGAGACATTAGTGGGTAACCCTCAGATAAATGTCTCTAATAAGCAAGCAAGAGAGGTTCAAGATCAATCTTCATCTTTCCTTGATGAATCAATGAGAAAGATGATCTAACTTATAATATGAAAGGTTGATTATTTTATGCCAAGCTTGAATGAAAGTTTGTACACTACCCCCTCTGCTAAAAGAGCATTGTCTCTTAACAAGAATCTCGTAGAACATGCTGCTGCTATCCGTAAGGAGCGTGGTCTCGATACAACTTATGAGCGTAAGCTCGCTACTGCTGTTTGCTTAGAGAATACTAAGCGTCAGTTAAAAGTAATGGAATCTATTAACGGTTCTGCTACTCAGCCAAGTTCGATTGGTCAGTATAAAAGATTTGCGGTTGATATGGTTGGAGCTCTTATTCCTTCCCTTATTGCACCTGACTTAGTAAGTATACAAGCCATTGATAATAAGGTAGGTATGATCAATGTATTGAAGTATCAGTACGGCGATAATGGTAAGACCTTCAACTCTCCATTCGGTCTCGATCAGGATAACACTTATGCTTATGGTATTAAGACAGGTGTTCTTGATGCTAGTAAGCAGTTCGTTATTCCTGCTGGTTCGAATATCGAATGGGTTCAGGTAAATGGTACTGCTGTCACAATTGATGGTTCTACTAATACCTACAATGAAGCTACTGGTACTATCACCATTGGTGGTGGTTCTCAGAATGATACTATCGTTGTTAAAGTTAATCTTGAGGATGTTCCTGTAAAGGCTCCTACAATTAAACTTGACATCGATTCTATCCCGATCACTGCAGAAGCTTATAAGCTTCAGGCAATCTGGTCGTTCGATGCACAGTACGAACTTGCTAAAGAGTACGGTCAGGAAATGCAGAAGCAGCTTGCAGTACAAGCTACCGCAGAAATCCAATCGGAAATTGATAATACTGTTATCCTTGATCTTTACAAGGGTGCAGGTGCTGGTCCAGATATCGTATGGGCTAAGTCACATCAGCAGTACATCTCCACTATGGATCATTACGATGGCTTCTGGGCATCTATCCTTGAAGCATCTAATGCAATCTTCACTGCTACGAAGAGAGCTCGTGCTAACTTCTTAGTAGGTGGTGTTGGAGTTGACTCTGTAGTACGTGCTATGCGTAACTTCACTCCTGCTGATGATGTTAATGCTGTAGGTCCTCATTTCATAGGTACTTTAGGTGGACTTAAGGTATATGTTAACCCGTATCTTGGTGCAAATGATGCATTCGTAGGTTATAAGGGTGATACACTCTTAGATGCCGGATACGTATTAGCACCTTATATGCCTGTATTAACTACAGGAATGGTAACATTAGCTGACGACTTCGCATCTCGTGAAGGTTGGGCAGCTAGCTACGGTAAGCAGATGATTAATCCGAATCTCTACTGCCGTATCCATATTGTTTAATTTATTAAACAGTACTTTTGAGTTAACTCTAATTTCTTTAATTGGAGTTAGAGTTAACTCTATTATAAAATTTTTATATGAAAGGTTGATTAAATAATGGCTGCTGGTGATATCACAATTAGAAATTCTAATGTAAAAGCAACTTATGGAGAAAAGTTGTGGCAGACAGGTATGATTGCTGCTACTACTGATGATTCGCTCCAGACTAAAGCACATCCTGCTCTTGTAGTTCCTGCTGCGAATGGCGAGGTAAAAGTTCGTTTCTGGGAGACTGATCAGTACTTTGTTCTTAGTGCTTATAATGGTTCTTCTGATGTAGCTGGTACTGGTAATAATGATGGTAATACTATCACTATTGCTGTTCCTACTGCTGGATTTACTGAGGCTGAGAAAGCTTACTATAATGGTCTTAACGGAGTTGCAGGTCTCGAAGTAACAACTGCTGATTCGTAATCTTAATTCTATTATAAAGTAGGTTTGAAGTATGGCTGCTGGAGATATTATAATAACTAACAATAGTACTTGTAATTACTATGGCGCAAGATTATGGCAAGAAGGAACTATAGCAGCAACTACAGATGATTCATTGAAATCAGGCAATGTCCCAGGTGTATATGAGTTTACCGTTGTGAATTCTGATAAATGGGATATAAGTAAAGATAGTTATATTATTAATGGTAAGGTTATAACTTTCGAATCACTTGAGGATATCTTTAGTGGTCCACAACCTGATAGTAATGAAGTTGCTAGTGTTCTCGCTGATCAGATTGAAGCTTACTTTCCTGGATTATATACTGTATCTGTTGATGATACTGTTGTTACAGTTACTGAAAAAGATGCGTATGTTAATTATGGAATAGAAGTAGATGTAATCTCAGGTACTGGAGGTTCTGTTAATAAGGTAACAACTGTTAAACCCGAACTCAATGAGTATGCTACTGTATCTCCAAATAGTGGTGAAGTAAGTTTTAAGAAGTATCTTACTGAAGAGTACTATGTTTTATCAGCTAAATTAGATCCTAATACAGATGTGGAAGGTACAGGTAACAATGATGGAAATCAGTTAAAGATATCTGCTCCAAATACAACTGAAGAATCTGATTACTATAAATCATTAGGGAAACTTCCTAATCTTACAGTAACAGTTGCTACTAGTTAAATTACCCGATAACCTATGATATAGGTTTGTATATGGGAGGATCCAGGATTTTGATACCTCCTAAAAGTTCTGGATCCTATTTATTAAATGAAAGGTGGAAATAAGATGGGTTGTTTTATAAAGTCTTTAAAGCCTAGAAGATTTCTCAAAGATCTTTCTCCTGTTAAATATAATCGTCCAGATGGTTATATAATAGAGACAGAAGAGAAAGAAACCCCAGTTGTAGAGGAAGTTACAGAACCTCAAGATAATACTAATGCAACTGAACCTGAGGTAACTACTCCTGGATCAGATGATAATTCTAATGATAATGTAACTGAACCTGAAGATACTGGTGATAATACTCCTCCTGAAGATGATCCTAAAGAGGAATAATAAGATATGAAAGGTGTGTAGTTCTCAATGACATTGGATGAATATATAGATGATATAAAATTAAGTCTTGGTGCTCCTATTGTAGAAGTAGAGATTGAGGACTATATTGGAAAGCTTGTAAATAAAGCTTTTAGAGAGATCTCTCGTTATATGGTAGATACAGGGTATGTGACTGTACCTTATGCACGGTGTATAAATACGCTAGAACTTAATCCTAAAATTGATTCTGTAATAATGGTAATACGTACTACTGATCCTACGATGACAAGAGATCTTCAAGATGCATTCTCATTATCTATGTATAGTGCAGGTGGAATTAATTCTACAGCATCAACTAGCTTATTAAATAATATAATGACAAGAATGCAAGTACACCAATTGAAAGCCACAATGAAAACAGATATGGACTTTACGTATGATGACAATGAGAATAAGCTGTATATAGCAGCTTTCTATCCTGTTCCATCTAAGGTAACTATAGTCTATACTATAAAACATGATAATGTAAGTGAAGTTAAAGAACAGTTTTGGATCAATTATATTGAAAGACTTGCATTAGCTTTTACTAAGGAAGCTCTTGGTCGTGTTCGTGGTAAATATGATTTATCAAGTTCTTTATATAAACTTGATGGTGATACATTAATCTCTGAAGGAATAGCTGAACGAGATGCTATCCGACAAGAGTTAAATGATAATATGGATATAGTTTATCCAATAGATTAAATAAGTAAAGGAGACATGATTATGGCTTCAATTTTTGAAGATTTGATGGTAAGAAAAGACAACAAATCTACTCTAACTGAATCTGTTGTAAAACAAGAATCAGTTAAAAATCCTGAAATTAAGAAATATAGTGTTTCTAAGTTCAGGCTTGAATCTCGTAAGATCTTCGAAGAAGAGTCTCTTGATAAACTTGATACTGAGTTTGCAAAAGATCCTGAATCTGAAGATGAAAGTGAAGTAGTACTGGTAATTGACCCTGAAGTTAATGCTGATGAGGAATTACCTGAAGATGCTGCTGAAGATGCTATAGGTGATTATGTCTATAAGTGTCCTGTATGTGGTTCTAACTATCTCTGTAACTGTGATGCTTCTCTTGAAGAAGGTGTTGAAGTTGACGAGGAAGGTGTCCCTACAGAATGTCCTATCTGTGGTGATGATACTGAACAGATTCTTATAGGTGAGATTGCTCCTGTTGAAGATGCACCTGGTGAAGAAGTCAAAGAGATGGAACCTGTAGAACCTGAAGAGGAAGAAACAGAAGAAGAGTCAGAGGAAGTAACTGAGGAGTCTCTTAAGGTTACTGAAGGTATCTTTGACAAGTTTAAGAAGAATAAGAAAGGCAAGATTGATTCTAAAGACTTCGACAAGTATTATGTAGTTGTTAAGTACGATCCTCAGCAGAAGAAGTCCGTATACGCCTCTGAGGTATACAAAGATATGGGTGCTCTAGCGTCAAAGTGGAATTTAGATGCTAGTGAAGATTATCAGAAAACAGGAAATAATGGTACAGTATATAAGTTGTATACTTATGAGGATGCTAAGAATCTTATAGGTAAACCAGATCCTTCTTTTGAGAAGTCTGGAAAATTCCGTGAGAGTCTTGAGTCTATTTCTACTAAACCTTCTCGGAGAAGGAAGAAAGTGAAAGAATCCTCAAATCCCCCTAAAGGATGGGATGAAGTCTCTGGAGATATCTTAGAAGACGATTATAGTGCTTATCCATGTTCTAATGGGAAAGGATATGAGCTCTATCTGAATGATGGAGAGAGCACACTAATCTGTGCAAAAGGTGACGATTCCCCAGATGATTCTTTTGGAGAGATCTACTTAATAAGTGAAGATACTTATGGTACATATGATAATTATATTGTATGTGAAAATGAGCAAGACGCTTATGAGAAGATGAATAAGATCTCCCCAGATATGACTGTTGATGAAGTTGTGTCTATCATTGATTCATATTCTAGTCAGAATGAATCTACTAAACCTTCTCGTAGGAGAAGAGTGAAAGAATCCTCATCTGAAGATATAATGAGCACAGAAGAGATTACTAAATGGCATGAGGATGATGATAATTATGAGAAGTATCGTGACTCTTTTGAAAGAATTTATGATATCTTCGATGAAAAATCTAGTGATCATAGCGGATTCGTTGATAAGGAGTATGAAGGTCTTAGTGATGCAGATAAGAAGGAAGTTACTGATATTATTAAGAGCTGTTATAGTTTTGTAGACGAAGGATGTTCTGTTAATGAGGATTCTCGTTGTCCTGAGTGTGATTGTGATCCTTGTGAATGTGATCTTGAATTCGATGAAAAGAAATTTGAGTCTGTAGTCAATAAGCATCTTGATTCTACCTTTAAAGGTTCTCCTAGAATGAAAGTTGAATCTATTAAGATCATGGGTAAGAATCTTACTATCAACTACACAATGAGTCAAGGTAGAAGGACTTCTAAAGGATCACTTCATTATGAAGGATTCAATGTCAAGAAAGGAATGCAGAAGATAGTTCTTAGAGATAAAGGTGTTATCACTGAGTCTGTTGGTAAGGAATCTAAGTTCGAAGCTCGTGCATTCATTCGTGGTAATAAGCTCACTATTATCTAATCTAAAAGGAAAGGAGATAAGAATATGAAAGTAATTCTTGATGAAGCTACTCGTGCAGAATTAATTTATAAATCAAGAACTCAATCTAAAGCAAGATTTGCTCGTAGGATGCAGTATTCTGTCTCTAACTTTAGAGGATTAGATCTTAAAGAGTTATTTGAAAATGATTATCTTGTCTTTACTACTCCTATAAATGATTACAAATGTATTGTTGCCTTTTCTGGAGCATTTACTGTTTTAAGAAATGCTGTTAAGAATCTTCAGTTTCGTCAAGTCAATTTACAAGTTATCGCTCGTGCTCTTCTAAGAGCCTTCGATATAAGTGATGATGTAAAAGTTGATTGTGATTGTGCAGATTTTAGATATCGTTTTGCGTACTATGCTACAAAGAATGGATTCAAGTATGGTGCTCCAGAAAATCGTCCTTCAGATATAACTAATCCAAAAGATAATATAGGGTCTACTTGTAAACACTTAAGTCGTATATTATCTAATAAACAATGGATAAGAAGAGCATCTACGGTTCTAACTAAATTCATAAGAACATATCCAGAAAAGTCTGCTATGTACTTATGGGATGAACTTCCAGATGATCTTAAACCTAAGGAACCTTTATTCCAAGAAGAGGAACCTGTAGAGGAAGTTGAATCTGAAGTAGAAGTAATAGAAGATGAAGATAACCAAGAATCTAATGAAAATGAAGGTGATACAAATGAATCTGATGTTCGAAGAACTGATGGAGAATTCGAAGAAGAGTCTTAAAGAAGATGTTAATACATCATATACAAAGGAAGATTTTGAGAGGATTCTTCAAATAGATCGAGAATTGAAAGATGGGTTAGAGCTTTCAGCAGAACCTAAAAGTTACGATGTTCCATTTGCTTGGGATAATACTATAGAAGGTTTTGAAGATAATAAAGTAGTCATAGTAGGTAATCTGACTCCAGGTGGTGGTGCTGGTATAGGTACAGTAACTATTAAAGTTCCTTTTGATACCTTTAAACAGTATTATGACATCGTAATTCCTGGGGATATCCTTAAGGATGCAGAGTTAGATGAAGAAGATGAAGAACTTATCAGAGTAAATACTCGATTTTATTAAATATAAGAAAGGGATGATCTAATGGGACAGTTAATTAATAAGGATGCTTCTCTTTATAGAGGATTCTTTAAAGAACAGGCTAAATTATTAGGGATACATGTCTTGTATCAATATCCTATAGATATGGAATTCACAGTACATGGTCAAGAGAATCCATTAGGTTATTCTGATCCTATAGAAATGGATATAATCTTTGATCAATCTCCAAAACTTAAAACTCTTAAGAGGTTTGGATGGATGAGTGAAGATCCTGAAGATAAACCTTATTTAATACAGGTTCCTTTTGATGCACCTAATCTTCAGAAAGGATGTCTTATAACTCTTCCTGCTCCATTACCTCTTATTGATTCTCGAGTTTTCAAGATAACAGATATATCTTTTGACCAGATTCTTCCAGATTCTTGGTATTGTAAGCTTGCTCCTAAATTTGAGAAACAGAATGCTATTGTTCCAGAGGATTATAAAGAAACTCCAGGAACATTCTTGAAGGTTGATAATCGTGCAATTTAATATTGAACTCTCTAATAAAGAATTAATGCCTTCTCTTTATAATGATTATTCAAAGTTCTTATTCTCAAAGATTAAGGAAACAATAAGCTTAGAGATTAATTCTCTTAAGTATAAAGTCAGAGAACCTTATATCTTATCCTGTTCTATTATAGAATGGGCAGGAAATCCACCTAAGTCAATAGATTTAGAAAGGATTATTAAGAATTGTCTTGTTCTTAAGAGGATAAAAGGTACTTATGTTATAAAAGTCTCTAATAGGAAGATTCCTGGAACTTATACTAAAATGAGTACTTTAGTAAGACTTCTAGAATATGGTAATGAGGATATTCCTCCATATCCATTGATAAGAAGTGTATTTAAATTTTATTACAAGATTTATAAGGATTTGATTCCACAATTTATGAATGAAAGGATGTTTGGCAATGAGTGCTTACCTATACGACAAAGCTCTCGTAGAAAAGTTAGAAAGCATATCAGGTGATACACGTATTAGAGTTATCTCTCCTGATAATGCGTTATCCTTTCTCGCTCATATAGGTGATGAAGATAAGGTTAGCTTACCTGCTATAGTTCTTCAGAGAGGTCCAATTAGACTATTATCAGAAAGGAATCAGGTAGTTGCTCTTAAAGGTGAAACTGCTAAGGTAGATGATCAAGGTCATATAGTTAAAGCTCAGTTAGTTCCAGTGCATATGGAATGGAATATAGATGTGTATGCGGTTGATCGTTATACTTGTGATGAAATTATAAGAGAGCTAACCTTCTTCTTCATAATGAATCCTAGATTCAATGTTAAAATTCCTTATAATCTTGATATTGATCAAAACTTTGATATCTTTTTAGAAGAAGATATTGAAGATAATACTGATCTTATAAACTTTGTAAACACTGGTGAAATGTTCCGTGAGACACTAGGCATCTATACGGATAATGCACATTTCTACTGGTCACATAAACAATATCAGACTTATGTAAAGCCAGATGTTGTTGAATAAATTTATTTTAATTTAAAAGGAGTGATTTAGATATGGCTATCTCTGTTAATGAGAAAGATTTATCTTGGTACTATCGTCAGAGAACGACAGGTCCATTGGTAGTCTATGTTCCTGGATTAGCTACTTGGGGTCCAGAAAATGAACCTACCTTGTGTGATTCAACTAACTTTGTTGAGACATTTGGTCCTCGTCCTGTATCAGATTCTAGTGCACAAGATATCTCTTATAATTTAGCTACATCTTATATCAAAGCAGGTTACCAGGTTCTGTTCCATAGGATTAAGTTAGATTCTACTGCAAAAGCTTCAGTTTCTCTTAATGATGGGAATGAAACAGTAGCAGACCAGGCAGTTATAACATTTACTGCTGCTTATTCTGGATCTTTTGGTAATAGTCTTAAACTTAAGGTTACTAAGGACGCAACAGTAATAATTCCTGGAACTAGTAATAAAGCAGGTCGTTATTATATCATTGTATATAATACTGATGGAGATGTCCTTGATTCTGTTACTGTGGATACTCTTGATCCTTCAAGTCAGTATTATTATGACGCAGAAGATCTGAGTAAATATATTCAGGTAACTGTTAATACAAACTGGAATGAGACAGCATATACCACTATAACCCCTAGTGCAGACTATTTAGCTCTTACAGGAGGAGTGGATGGTGTCCAGACTAGTACTTCTTTATATGCTCAGGCTGTTGCTAAAATGAAGACTAAGGACTCTGCTAATAAGTATACATTTATAGAAGGTCTTGATGATCCGTATCTTTATACTTATGATATAGTAACTTGTGGCGGGTTTAACGAATATTCTTCAGATTCGAATCCGACAATCTCTGCTATTTATGATATAGACGCTATGTTTAAAGGTCTTGCAGATATGTATAAGCGTTGCATCTATTTGATTGATGGTGGAGTTAACTGGAGTCATACCGTATTGTTTAATTACGTAGGACTCTTCAATTCCTCTTCATGTGCATGTTATGGACCTTGGGGATATCAGCAGTTCTTGAGTACAGGTAATACAAAACTTCTTCCAGGTTCTTATACTTTCCTTCTTGCTTGGATGAATTCGATTCTTAATGGTAATCCTGTATGGGTATCTCCTGCAGGTGTTAAGAGAGCTACTCTTGGTAGCTGGTATAGAAAGCCTAAGTATGAGATTGATAAAGCTACTTTAGAAGAGTGGCAAGGTCAAGAGTTCTCTACTAGTAAGAGTCATAAGGTTAATCCGATAATGAGACTTAGAGATTATGGTTATGTAATCTATGGTGATGATACCACTCTTAAACCTGCTCCTGATGGAAAGACTTCAGCTCTTCAGTCATTATCTACAAGAGTCTTATCTAATCTTATTAAGAATAGAGCCTTCGAGATTTCATTAAGTCTTCAGTTTGATCAGATGGCAAACGAGCTTTATGTTCAGTTCAGAACTCTCTTAGGTCAGTATCTGGATGAATTAAAGTATCAGAATGCTATCTCCGGATATTCTATTAGTCCTGCTAATGGTGAGACAGTCTCTTACACAAGTATTAATGAGAGAAAGGTTCCTGTAATTATACGTATCTCTCCAGTACTCTCTGTAAAAGACTTTGATATAACCCTTGAAATCCATCAAGCAGGTATTACTTTTAATGATGAAGGAAATGCTGTGGAAGGAGTGATTGAATAATGGCAGATTGGACTGGTGTTGTAGAAAATACTTACCAACTTAATCAGATTGGTGCTTATCACATGATAGGTGATGATAGTTATGAGCCACAAAGAAATAATAACTTTGAAGTTCATATCTATGGTCTTGATAACCTTTCTACAGTTGATACTAGTATGAAGATTGATCAGAATATAGCAGAACAGTCTCTGACATTATCAGCTGTTTCTGTTGGTGAGATCGCTACTAATGTAGGTATTATTAGTATC